CCCAGTTGTCGAGGCGATATTTATAACCTTAAAACCATTCTCTGAACGAACGGCTCCGTTGAAAGTTGTGTTAGCCATTTGGCTACCTCCTTACAAAGGTCTTTGCCCTAGAGTCTTGTAAGCGTCTGCTAGGCCAGTCGCTAGGGCTATAAAATCCTAGATGATAGAAAGGGGGAGGGTTGCCCCTCCCCCTTGATCTTTTATGCGCCAGGAGATCCAAATACGCAACGTGGATCCGACCACCCAAAGCTATAACGCTCGCGGGCTTTAAACCTCACATTACCAGTATCGAAATCACCTTCCATCTTAGTGGACATCGGCATCCGCTCAAAGTGGATAAATCCTCTTGGAGCATCGGTTTTGATAAACCATGCGTCAGTATCCGTAAGATAGTGGTTAACGACATAGCCTTGCGGAAGCATTCCCATGTTCCGCGTAGCATTAATGTCATTATCCGCCGTACCTGGACGAAGAGTGGATTCAAGAAGACGATCCGCCACGAACTGTAGCGCGGGAGGAACAACCATCTTTTGGCCACGTACCGAGACTTTAAGGCCGCGCTCATCGACAAAAGCTGCGATGTCAATAAGAGCATTCTCAAGGCTCGTTTCGTTCAAGTCAGCAGCCGTGCTAGGCTCGTTGCGAAGATCATTGTTATTCACAAGAGGATGATCCGTAGCACAAAGCTCCTTAGCATCGCCGCCCGTATACGAGCTATCAAAAGCATTATTCAAGGTAGCTGCACCCTTCACCTGTTTGGTGTTGGCCATGCTACGCGCCAAAGCTTTCGTATAACGGGATGCTAATCGGTCATAGAGATTATCCTCGATTGCTTCTTCCGTAATGGAGAAAGCAAGCGCGATAGTCTCATGCGTATACCTCGCAGTATACGCTTCTTGCGCATCATCAAATGAAATCGCCGATCCTTCCGATTTGACGGGTGCTGACCCGAAACCGGAAAGCATGACCTCCTCCTCAAATGCGCGTTCTGAGGATTCAGTATCATAAATCTCGGCAGATTCGTTGTCATACCTGGCGTACTCAAGTCCAAACAAGGCATTGAGGCCAGGCTCTAGCTCTTTAGCTAATTGAGCTCTACTAATAGCCATCTCTCAAACCCTCCTATACGCCAGTGGTTGAAGGCGTACCAGCCGCAATAGCACCGTTATTGCTATTGAAGTGGTTATTCAACCTAACAATTGCCCCGATACCAGCCGCTGTGAAATCAGCATTCTCTGGATCATCAAGCCAACCCACAATCCGCATTTGCAGAGCGGCTGTGGTGTTAATCGTGCTGATTGCCAAGCGACCAAGGGACACACCAGTAGCGTCTGTCCCTGTGATAGCCGTTGAGAAGTTTGCATTAGCAAAAACTGCGGCGCGAGCCGTAGCCTTGCTCGTCCAAGTCGCATCCGTTGCAATAACATAAAGCTGCATTGGATCGTCATTGACGTATGCTTTAACAGGATGATTGGAATCTGCCCCAGAACCAGGCCAGTAATTACTCCAAACAGGTTTTCCAGTGGTACTAGACACATACTCACAACCCTGAAACACTCCCAGCATACCAACTGATCCACCAGCCGCAGCGCCTGGAGCGCCTATATAGCCAGTGGAAAGAGGAATCACAGGTTCGCCGTGATACAGCTTATCTGTGTTGCCGTTCGCAATTTCATACGCGGAGTATTGGGTCATACCAGTGGAATTAGACGCCGCGCCCTGTTTGCTCAAAGGGCGAAGGCCAAAGCTTCCATTGCTATTTGCCATCTACATTGCTCCTAGTCCTCTTCTTTTTGAGGACCACCAAAAGTTACACGAGAGTGCCGATCAGGTTTACTGATAGGCATCGCCGGATGTTGTTCACGCGCTAAGTCGTTATCAACAGCCGTCATTTGATTGCGAGTCATGCTCTGAAAATATTCTTTGCGTTCCTCGACAACCTCAACGGGGATCTTGGCAAGCAATAATCCTCCTACCCCAATAACGCCGGCATGTTTGCCGTCTTCGATGGTCGGTATCTCAAAGTCTGGGTATTCTTCACCGCGTACCAACTCCCAGCCTTCACGGCTGCGAGCCGCTACATTCTTGCGGTCATCAAAACCCATAACTTCTGCCCGAATCCACCTATGGCGAAAACCTTCCGGTGCAGGCGGTGCGTCCAACATGGACGGGGGCTTCCAAGGTTCCCTGCGCGCTTGATTTGCGCGTGTGCTGTTACTCCGAGGCGTTCTCGTAGACTTTTGGAGAGCTGTGTTCTCTGTTGTCATGATCAATCCCTCACATATTTTGCGTATTCTTCAAGCGGCACATTGAGCCTTTTTGCAATCGCAACTTGAGAGGGCGTTAATCGCACAGTTTTTCGTCCACTTCTGTTGCGGGATGCGGAAGCTTCGGCTGACGCAACCTTCTTGCTTCCCCCGTTTGACGAAGATTTCTTACCAAGTTTATGAGGAAACTCGGCAACCATTCTTTTGTCAAGTTCAGCATAATACTCATCGGATTGAGGATCAAACCCCTCATCCTCTATTAACCGCCTATGAACTCCAAAAGCGGCATATGTCATAACTTCATCCTGCCCAAACCAGTCATGCGTTGCTGCCCAAGCTTCTGCTTTAGGATCAGCTTTAGCCGGTGGTTGTGGAGGAGGTACTGGAGTTGTTTGTTGAGGAGCCTGCGTTCGCACTGCTTTTTGCTGCGCAGCCGCCAATCTTCCCTTCTCAGCGGATAATGCTGCCAACGCTTCTTGCGCTTCGACAATCTTATCTACATCACCATTTTCATGGGCTTCTTTGAGAAGACGTTTAGCCGAATCAAGCTGGGAGGTTACTCGACCACCAAATTGCTCTTGATATCCTTTATCGAGGGATTCAAGTCTACCCTTTAGCGAATCGTTTTCCTGTTTGACATTCTGGGCATACTCAACCGCCGTCTGTTTTTGACGTTCTTCTTCCCTAAATCTCTTTGTCAGCTTGTCAATACGGGATTTAACACCGGCGCTGTATTCTTCGAGTTCCTCTTCATTTTCTTCTTGAGGAACTTGCTCTGTCTCTTGAGATGTCTCTTTAGAAGCATCTTCTTGTGGAATATCTACATCAACGGGCGATTCGTCTGAATCACCTACTTCAATGGGTTTTTCCTCTGGCATGTCATCATTCCTAATTCCTCCTTCTCCTTTCTAGACATGTTTAATATCGTCAGGTTCCTTAATAGTCGAAATAACCTCGTCATCGTTGATTATACGGACTTCTCCTCCGTCAATCTTGAAACGAGCGCCCGCGTATCTGCCAATGCAGATCCACTGGCCTTCCTTGCACCATGGGGAACAGTCTGGTCCAAACTTACCTTCATCCTGATACGCCAATGGTCCAACTTTAAGAACATAGGCAACAACAGTTGCCAATGCCTCACGATCTCTTGTTTGATCTGGGATATGAATGCCGCCGTCAGTCGTGGCTTTGCCAGCATAAGGCATTACAAGAATACGCCAGCCGGTTGGCTGCGGAAGACGCTCACTTAGGGATAAATCAAGTAAGGAAGGATCTAAGACCTTATCTTCCTGGTTTACATACGCAGAGGCCACAGCTTCTTTTTTCTGTTTTTCTTTCTTAGCTATGTGATCAGGAACATATAAAGTCTTGCTCATTCGTCCTCCGTTTTCTGCAACTGATCTTTTATCTCACGCTCAGAGAACTCAAGTCCCTGAAGTTCTCCGACCAGTTGTTTGTATGTTTCCATGCTCTTTGGGCTACCTTGGAGAATAGCTTCCTGCGTGAGAGATATTCTCTCCTGAATAGCTTTCAGTAAGGAATACGCGAAAGTTGTCGGATCCGCCATACTTTAATAAGAACCGCTGAATCTTTTGCCACGAACCGCGCCGCCTTTGGCGTATTTAACAGGGCCGCGATTGGTGAAGTTCATGCCGCCCTGCCTATAGCCAAGTTCGTCTACAACACCACCCATATTCATACCTTCTGGTATGTCCAAATCTTTACGAGCCTGCGCTTTCTGTTCAGGGGTCGCATTTTTCAACACCTGTTCTGAATGCGCTTTATCATAAAGATCCGGATCTTCAGAATTCAAAATCCCCATAGATTCCACTACGTCTGCACCCGTAGGATTTTTCGGCGCGGAAGCTTTAGCCGCAGCCTTTATACCCGGCTCATCGTAAGAAAACTTTGTCACTTCACCAGTCTCTTCGTCAGTAACTTCAGGCATCAGCAGGTTCTCCTTATTTACGGAAACGTATTTTGACGGCAGGACCACCATCATTATCCTTTAAATATTCAATAAGACTATAACCTCTAAGGCCAGGGCCGGGTGCCGCTCTTTTGATTTCGACTCCTACCCCTTTGGCTTTTCGGGCCACGTGCCGCTTCATCTGGGCTATGCGGACAGCCTTTCTCGCTTCTCGAGCCTTTTTCTCTGATCTTTCACGCTGTTCACGAGCCGCTTTTAACGCCGCAGTTTCAGTCATTTTACTTTGACCCATTAAAACGGTCACGCAAACTGTTTGTGAATTGCCACAGTGCGCTTACATTCTTTTCAGCTTGTTCCATCTTCGCTTCCAGCTTAACCACGCTCACATAGGTTTGCTTTTTTTCCAACTCTCGAAGGTCGCGTTGTAGCGCCTGAACTTGGGATTGTAAGCGCACGGCTACGACCAACGCGCCAACCACAAAGACTACCAGCGGAAGTAAGGTTTTGAGAAGATCCAATCCCACTCATTCGTCCCTCTTTGCTTAGCGTGTTGGCGTGTTCCCGGCTTTACCACCATCGTTTTCTCGTAGATAGGCATCCAGTTCTCGGCCACTTACATTCTTACGAGCCTCTCCCGTTTTTTTAGCTACGGCTCCTGATGCTCTAGCTTTCGCTCTTTCTTCTGTAACCATGCCCTTTTTGGGATTTAAGGTTATACGTCTAAGTCCTATTCCCATCAGAAAGTTCCTTTTCCATCGTTGTTGTTGAAGTAACGGCCACGGACCTGGGACTCGCTACCTTGGATTAACTGCTCCGTGTCACTTTCGAGTTCCTTACGGCCCCATTCAACGGGAACATCTTCACTACCAAAGGTGACAACATAGACGTGACCGCCTTCCATGTACCCAGCCGCGTCATTCTTCTTTTTCGCCTTAGTCATAAGACCCCTCACTTCCTGCTTTGGAATGTCCATTTGATCTGCCATTTGCGTAATCTTCCCTAAATTCGATCTGTTCATGCCCTTTTCCTTAATTTGTTTCACGTGAAACATTACGCCTTTCTTTTTCGTTTAGCCCCATGCTTCTTGGCCAAATAGGCTTTATACGCTCTTTTAGCCGCCTTTAAGGTCTTATATACAGCACCGCCAAATGTCCACCCGCCTTTCACCTTACGGATAGGCATTAATTGCCGCGCCCCGCCGCTCCTTGTTGAATGCGCTCTCTATTCACTTCAGCGCGCAACAACGCAATATCTTCTTGAGAATCTATCTTTTCACGTGTCAAATCCTGTCTTTCATCTTCTTTTTCGACCTCAAACGCAAGTTTCTCGGAAAACTCACTAGCCTTACGCTGTACATCTGCCGCCTTGATATCCAATTCCTTGGAACGTAGCTGAACCAAGGGATCGGTTTGCCCTTCTGGCGGTGGCATCAGTGCGGCCATTACTTCATCCGTATACTGAGCAATGTATTGAGCAACCTTGGCCTCAACATCCATCGGCGGCGGCTGCTGTCCCATTTGCGCTGCCTGTTGCGATGCAACTTGCATCTCAGCCATGGCGACACCTCTCGCCTTGTAGGCAATATGCTCACAAAGATGAGCCTGAAGAAGGGCAAAAATAGGCGGCGTCGAGGCTGGAATAGGCGTTTTCATAAACAAAATATGCGCCGTCATATGGGCATCATGATCCTGGGTCGGGAAAGCCTGTAAAGTCTCCTGAATAATGGAACGGGCGTTCTCGATTGCCGGATCTATGGGTTGCGGCGGTTTAGGCGTGGGCAAAAGAGCCTCTATGTTTTGGACCCCTATTGCCTCGTAAATTCTCCGATATGCTTCATAAAGATTGTGCATTTCCGGATTTGATTGCGCTAATTGTAACTGTGTCTGTGCCAAAGCCAGCCGCTGCGACATCGAAAAGATGTTGGGATCGGATACAGGAATGACATCAATGCGCTCATCAAAATCGGCCTGCTTGATCATGGCCTCTGCACCCCAGACATTATAGGGATACATCGGCGGCAGAGACTCGGCAAAAACCTTGCTTAACATACGGAATTCTTGTTTTTGCGCGTAATACAAACGCTTGTGAATTGCGGACATGACCTTTGAGCCACGCTCGAGAAGCGCTACCGTTGTTCCTACAGCGGCTTGCTGATTCCCATCTCCAACCTGTAAATCAGCAATTGCCGCAAAACGGCGCCCAGCATCAACAACAAACCCAAGAAGAGCCATTAATGTCTGGCTTGGCTCTTTGTACGGCAGCGGCAGAATACTCTCTCGAAGAGCTCCACCGGGAACATCAATATCGCGAAACTCACCGGGAGACAAAGGCTCGTCAGCATCACGGATGCGAATACCGCGAGCTTTAAAGCCAGCGGGAAGATTAGCAAGTGTTCCAGCATCGATTAGCTGCCTTAGAATAGAGGTTGCAGAACGACCTAAACCCCCAATCATGTGCAACAGGCCGAAGCCGTAGAACCCAAGCCCAGGAAGAAATTTGTAATGGGAGAAATACTGAAGCTTTCTGTAAAGCTCGTCTCCCTCACGCCAGTTGCGGCGAATAGATAAGATCTTAGAGCTACCCTCATCTATCGTCACAATATATGGAAGCTTGATCCCCGTCTGTTCGCCGTCCAACGGACTTACATGCTCAAATCCGGGAAGATCCAACTCGGTATGGATTTCCAAAAGCGTACAGTCTTGATCGTCTATGGTCTTATGTATTCCTGAGAGTTCCCGTTCCTTGTCGCGAACCTCATCTTCCTGTTCGTAAGGAACAAGATCTATTTCGCGATAAAACCCTCCAGCTTGAAACTTGCGGATATCGTTATCGCTCATACGTATGACATGAACTACACGGGATGCCGATGCCAGGTCGGTGGCGTTATAAGGAACAATTAAATCATCCGCAGGAACAAACCGCGCAACGGCTCTATCCAGAATATCGTCGTAATAAACCTTCTTGAACGCGCTACCAGCCAGAGGAAGATAAAACAGCAGACGATCCATCTCAGGGTCGTATTCCTCCATGACATGGATAATCTGATAATTCATAAACTCTTGAATACGTTGGGACTGTGCTTCCACCTCTGGGGTTGCCGCACCGATGACTTGTGTTCTCACCGGCCCTGAACTGGGCAGAAGTTCCTTATAGGCTTGCGCCTGAAATTGCGTAACGGCTTCGGCAATAAGAGGATGTGTTACACCACTCGATCCACGGAAAGGCTCTTCACGCTGCTCGTATTTTATTCCTAGTAAATCCAAACCATCCTTGTAGGAGTCTTCCCAATCCTGCCGGCCACTCCTGTCTTCCTTATAAAGCCCAACGAGATCGCTGGAAATATCCATGAGAACCCTCTCATCGAGAATTTCCGCCAAATTCGCATCAGGCTCCGCTTGAAGCTGTTCCTGAATAGCGTCCTCAAAGTTAAGAACAACGGAACCATCTTCCTCTTCCAGCATCTCTGTCGGCTCTTGGATTTCCTCGACCTCAATCTCCTCGTCGGTCAATCCGCCCAGAGGCATTCCCTGTGAAGGGATTGCGTTGTCCAGTAAAGATGTTTGTCCTCTCGGCATTATCTAGCTACCTTTTTATATTTTTCCCAGCTACGCAAGCCGCCCAAACCCAACATGCCTAATAAAACGGGCATCATCGTGCTTAAATCAAGCGTGGGAAGATGAACCAAGTTCCCTGTCTGTCCCATAATAAAAACGGCCATGGGTTGAATCAGGTACGTATAGAACAAAGCAAGCCCGCATGTCCAGCCAACGAAGGGGCGCCAGCCGGCAATAAACATGGATTTATGGCTCGCTTCCGCCTTATTTACCTCTAATTGAGCCAGGTCTATAGAGGCAAGATGCTCGGTAAGCTTCGCCTCGATCTCTCTGGTTGCTTTTTCCTTCTCTTCCTTGTTCGGGAAGAACCTATCCAGAACATCCCCAACAACGGGAAGTAATGCCGGAAGAAGGCTAGCGAACATCTTCTGTTTCCTCTTCGGTCTCCGGCTCCGGCTCATCCCCTAGAATTTTTACGCCATACCCAGCATCTCTAAGGAAAACACGGATCTCAGAGACCGGTCTACTCCACGCCATATGCGATACGACATTTCCCCACCCGTATGCCGATACCATACTCGGCACACCAATCAACTCATAGTGGTTGCGCGGGGAGTATACATACAAGGATCCGCCGGAATTACCGTAGATTATCGGGCTGGTTGAGAGGTATAGGGCATTACCGTCCTGATCCCTACCATACCCTGCCAGCAAACCCATCGTCGGAAACGGAGGCTTTCCCAACCCTGCACCTACAGCATAAACCGTCTGGAAAATCCAGGGGCCATCATCGACATCTTCAGGGTAAATGGCAGCGACATGAGGCATAGGACGCTCCTCATCCTCCACCTTCAGAAGTGCCAGGTCGCGGCTCTTGTCGTAAGCCACGATGCTTGCCAAGCGCCCTATGGTCCCTACAGCAGTGGAGTAGTTATTATACTCCCAAAGATCTATGTTAACCGGTCTCCTGGTCTCGGTCTCTAGATGTTCCTTCTTCTCGGAATTCCAGACCTTTGAGACCTTTACATAACCTTGGATGACGTGCCAATTGGTCAGAACGAAACTTTCGTATTCTCGATCTTCGTTCTGTTTGGAATAAATAACTGTCCCAGATCCTGAACCACTGCCCAATCTCACTAAAACTGTCGGATAAAGCATCTCCAAATGCTCTTGCTCCGGCACCACTCCACTTTTCTTGGGATTAGCGAAAACGGGTGCGGAAAAAGTTAGAGCTACAACAATAAGAGATGCAGTTGCAATCTTACGGAAAGTACTCATTCCTTAAACCCCAGATTTACATCAAAAATTAGTATACGCCCTTTTCCTTCAAAACAAAGGCAAGAACACCTACCGCAATACCAGACATGATTAAATACGGCTGATCTATTAAAATTCCGACACCCATAACTGCAACACCTACCGCAGCATAGGTGGAGGGTTCGCGCACACGTCCCATAGCCCATTTAAGCATTAAAGCCTCCTAATAAAATTGACGGGATTGGGTCTTATATACAGGTTCCTCGTCTTTTTCATCACTGTCAAGACGAAGAAACCCCCCCTTACGATATCTTATTAGAGCCATGCTCATACTGTCGCAGTAATCGTCATAATCGCCATTGGGAAATGCCGCGCATTCCTCAATAACCTCCTCCGAAAACTTCTTCTCCGGCGCCCAAACCTTCCCTGACTCGAAAATCGGCGCCACCATATGCATCCTGGTGTGCTTATCCTTGCCCTTGGACGGCGTATAATTCACCACAGGTATGCCCATCGTCCTCAATTCGTCCGTGAGCGGTGTTCCAGTGGCCTTCGCCTCGATCAAAACCATATCCGGCTCCCAGTACTCGTACTCCTGCATGGCCTGAGACTTGAGTTCAGGGAAATCCCACCGCCCCCGCTTCGCATCCATAAGGATCAAATGATCGGCACCGCCCTCATCAGGCTGAAATACCCCCCATGTGGTGATCGCCGAGTAATCCGCCGTCTCCTTCTTGCTAAACGCCGTATCATAACTCTGCATGATGTAACTAACAGGAGGTATGTCGTCCTTCTCCCACTTGTTCCACCACTCCTTCTTTATTATCGCACCTTCTTCCGCCGTGGGATTCTGCTGCCACTGCGCATTCCACTTGCCCAAGGACAGCGAAGCCTTGACCCTGAGTAACTCGTCCTTGTTCCAAAACTCCGGCCACAGTACGTTGCCGGACGGCAATATGGCCGGAAACTCCACAACCTCCCATTGATCCGCCATGACATCCGAAGCCTGGGACTTGATGAGTTTCCCCGTCAAATCCTTCATGGACCACCGCGTCATTACTATGACAATGGATCCACCCGGCTGAAGCCTTTGCCTCGGTCCTGACGTGTACCACTCATACGCATGTTCCATCGCACTCTCGGAAAGTGCATCCTGCTCCGAATGCGGGTCATCGATAATAAGCAAATCCGCACCGCGACCCGTAATCGCACCTCCCACACCAGCCGCGTAATACTCGCCGCCCTGCCCCGTGTCCCAACGGCCAGCAGCCTTGGAATCAGCGCGTAAATCCACATCAGGAAATACCTCCCTGTACCGATCCGTCTCCATTAAATTACGAACCTTACGGCCAAAACGTACCGCCAACTCAGCCGTGTGCGTCGTCTGAATGATCTTTAATTGCGGATTCTTGCCAATCAACCATGCCGGCAGCAAATATGACGCAAACTCCGACTTGGTATGACGAGGCGGCAAATTGATGATGATCCGTGAACCACGGTTCTTGGACAATCCCTCGAACTGTTCCGCTACCTGTTTGTGATGGGATCCCTCGATAAACCCGTCATATACATGCTTTACAAACAGCATGAACGAATCCTGCGCCTTGCCGCGAAGCGAAAGCGTCTTGCGCGCTTCCTCCAGCGCTAATATCTCGCGAAGTACCTCGTCAGGCGCGTTTAGCACGCTTCCACTCCAAATATTCCGCGCCCTGCTCCAAATCCACAAAAGAATGTATGCGGGACGCCGGGTTCGTGTCCTGAGGATCTATTACAAATAGTACAGTAGCCCCATACTTGTCATTATGATACCCGTGCCGAACAGCATAACGATCCAAAAATTTATACCCCCTGGCGCGACCAAAGAAAACCACCCGGCCATCGTCCAACTCCTCCGTGGATAAACCCCACGTGTGCCGATGTCCGGCCACATATATGTCCGCATCCTCGTCCCATAACGCCGCACGCTTCTGGCCATGCATTACATTGTATATAGAACTGCCCTTGTGATCGTGCGCAGCGTCAACCCGTACCTCCAAAGAAGGAAATACCAACTTAAACCGAGCTCGCCACTCGATCATGGGTATCTGCTCCACGTTTATCGTCTTGAGATACGTCGAAAACTCCGAATGCATCATCTCATGATTACCGTGTAACCATAAAACCCACGGTATCTTCGCATCCCGCAAAAACCACCGCGATAAACGCTGCTCCGTGGGCCGCGAAATGTCCTCCTCCGAATAAAGCTGAAGTAACCTCCCGTAACTCCAGTTGTCCGCCGTATCACCAATGTTAATCGCCATCACACCTTCCGTCTCCGACATGATCCGTACATCACGCTTCAATAAAGGAATGTTGCAACTCGGACCTAAATGAGGATCCCCAACTACAGCCAACCCTATCGGCTCGTCAGACCGTACCTTTATCGGAAACCACCGCTGAGACTTCTCATACGCCAGCTTCTTCTCAAACCGACGCTCCATGTGATCCAAAATCTCAGGCGCACTAATGTCGTCGTCGTCAAAAACAGGAAGATCAAAATCAGACTCAGAAGAAATTCGACGCGGAACAAAATCCCGCTCCCGTGCGCGCTTCACCCTATGACGCACAGTCCCAACAGGGATATCTAAAAGACGTGCCCCCGCGCTGATGCTACCCTCTTGATCTACCGCATCAAGCGCTTCTTGGCACAAAACCAGAAAATCTTTATCCATGTAACCTACCAATAATCAGTTCTCGTAATAATATCAAGGGTATATGTCACATGTGTAAAGGAGGATGGGCCAATGACAGATATCCATAATTATATGTCCACGGCACTGTTTACACCCCTCTCCCCCTGAAGGGCGCCGGCGCCCGACCTGGCCGGCCATCGAGGTGCGACCGACATATAGTTGACCTTCGGCCTAAGTACCTAACCCCGATAGGCCAAAGAAAAGGGCGACCCGAAGGCCGCCCGAGTTGCGTCTCTGCGTTTCTTATGTGTGGGTGCGAGCCGCGCGGTCGTCCCGGCGGATTTTCTGCAACTCCGCAACTGACTTGCGGTAGTAGCCCTTGGCGGATGCGCTGGCGTCATCGAAGCTCATGCCGTCTTCATGGATGCGGGCAAGGATGATGGGGACGATGATGTCGTGTTTCTTAGCCATGTCTGTTTTCCCTTTCGGTAGTTTGGGCGGAGCGTTATGCTCCGCCCATTGTTGGCTATGCTCTTGGCCTAGAAACGACGAACTTGGCACTCACTGGTGTCGTTACCCAGCACTTCTTATATTCGTCGTCGTTTATTAGATTGCGAGTGAGTAGGTCGGCAATAAATCCATCACCTACAAAATCTGGCGTACTCTTTCTTGGCTTTTGGCCAATCAGCTTAATCGTATCTAAGCCAGTACGCTGTGTGGCGTCACTGTGCTTGGCGCACAATTTGCCGACCACATATCTATTGTCTGGCAAATCCATCGCCAAAACTTTCGGCGCAAGCCATTTGACAACCTTATCACGCGCTTTCTTTAACTCAGCGATCTGCTCATCGATTGTCATGATCGCTTGCATGACAGTGTGCGGTGTACCGCAATTGTGCGCGACCAAATCACCGTCGAAATACTTGACTTCGATACTCATGACGTTTCCCTCTCTGGTTAAGATGCGAGCATCTTAACATGGAATATGATGGGATAGCCATGTTAATTGGGCATAGGAGCTATGCGGATATGGCATGGCTGGAGACGGCGCCAGGGCCGCTCGAGGCCGGTAGATTATTGTTTACTATCCGTTACCACGTATAGCGCACCGCGCGGCGGTACGCCGCAGCGCGGTGCATTAAGACCCGACCCCGACCCGACCCGACCATAAAAAAAGGGCGACCCGAAGGTCGCCCAGTAGGGAGATGAGTGTTGGCTACGCCGACATGCGCACTCTCGGATCGTCCCGATAAGCCTCAATAAACTCTGGCGAGGCGTAAGTGCATATGGCTTGCGGATCGTCCAGAATTTCGGCGCAATAGCCATCGCCTAATTCATCACTTCCGTAAGTATGCGGTGAACTTGTGGCGAGGAACCAGCGTGCATACTGCTTTTCGTTCTTGGCAAGCTGGTACGTTTTCAGCACCTTCCATTTCCAATTCGCCATCGGGTTCTCAAATACCGCATACGGACTATCCGCTGAGCGGCTCTTGCCTAGTGGGTTCTTTGCCATAATTTCCTCCATTTGTTGTTGGCATTAAGATTGTCCCATATTTCATGGGCCAACGCAAGCGCTACATACCGCATTGTCGCAAATTAAATAATGGGCGATTATGCGGGCATGGCGGATTTCACGATAGACGACTATGGCGCGGTGGTACTGTTGCGACCGGAAACGGAAGCAGCTCGAGCATGGGTAGGCGACAACCTACACCAACCGCTGCCCTGGCTGGCCGGCGCGATTGCCATCGAACGATGTTCCGTCTCGCCTCTGCTGCATGATATCGATGACGCGCTACTGACTTGGGGTCCAGCCGACCCGACCCCGATGCATTGAACCCGACCCCGACCCGACTGGACAAAAAAATAGGGCGACCTTCGGGTCGCCCGAGGTTAGGAGGACGGTTTAATTTACCAAGAGGCTTGGTAGAACACCGACCGAGTCCAATCGCCATCGTCAAGCCACTGTGCCGCGTCGGAGAATATTTTGGCGTTGACTTGAACATCGTCTTTATGCCAATCGCTATCACCGAAGAAAAATCCTGCGGTGGGCGGCAACTCATCCTCAAGTATAGCCATGGCAATCTTTCGGCAGTCCTCCGCTTCTAAGGAGACGCGCTGGCACTCATCCTTGCCATCGGCAAACGTCTGAACGATGTAACCGTGAAGGTTCGGGTGCTTCCGCCAATAGCCTATCTCAAGAACTGTCTTTGAGACGGGAAAGCCATCCTGCTGCGGCCTAGCCTCATGGTTGTCACCTGTCTTGAGACAAACCTGTGAATTGAAACGCTCGCCTTCTAAATACATATCCAAACCCATTTTCATTCTCCTTTGGTTGTTGACTTTCACATTGTACCATGTATCATAGACCAGTCAACAACAAAGAGGGTAAGCCAATGACGAAAAGGATCGAATGGTCAAAGACCCACTTCATAACGCGCGCGACCATCGGAACAGTCAACAACAAAGAGGGTAAGCCAATGACGAAGTTGCTTTTTAAAGAAAACAAGAACAAGGATTTGGGGGGAATGCTCGCATGGGCGGAAACACATCGGCGTCGCATTCCTTATACCAAAGACTACACAGACAAACATGGTCTGTGGTTGGTGAAGGATGACGGCATTTATTTGATGGCTCCAACTGATGAGAAGTATGTGAATCAGAAGGGCGTCGTCAACACCGTGGTTTATGCGCGTGGTTACAAACCAACAAAGGCAAACCGCGACACGTTATGGGACAAGACTCACGCGGTATCGTGCGATGATTTCGCGGAATTCATTGCACTAACTCCTGAGATGACCACCCGCGTCATGGAAGGTTTTCCAATTGAGATTGGTCTCACGAGCAGCCATATTTTAATCACAGTCTGAACAACAAAGGGGGCGGGACCGTGGCAACACGGTCCCGTATTTTTATGAGCTCAAGCTTTACAATATGTAATCGATGCGGCCTGGTGCCGGCGGCGCACCGCTGCGCCCGGCAATTAAATCCCGACCCGACCCCGACCCGACCCGATATCGATACCACCGGGCGCCGGCTCGAGGCGGTCACCGGGCTGCTCGAGAAGTCACCCCGACCCGACCCGACCTGGTCCGGCAATTATTGGCGCCGGGTTCAAGACGAACTGTCCCGACAATGGCAACATGAAACCGCTTGCCACGATATCCCATCCGTGAGAGAATAAGACTGCCAACAACTTAGAAAGGGTAAGCCAATGAAACCAAAAATTCGATTCTCAAGATTCTTCAGCACGGACAGTGCTAAAGCTATCAAGGCCGACAAGTTCGGTTATTTGAACGGCATTAATTACATGGCGCAAGATGATACCGCCAGCACAGCAGAAAAATATTTCACACTATGCCCGCACTCGACGGCGGGCTGTCGCGCGCTGTGCCTTGGCAAGTATAGCGGCCAAGCTGCAATGGTGACCGATCTAGAACACGGAACCAATGCCGTGCGCGAAAGCCGAGTGCGCAAAGCTCGATACTTTATGAATGAGCGCAAAGCATTCATGACCGAGATGACTTGGCACATTCAAAACTTGGCCAAACAGGCAAAGCGCAAAGGCAAGACACTGGCGATTCGGCCAAACGGTTCCACGGACATTAATTTTGCGGGCATTGCGCGGCGCTTTCCAGATACTCAATTCATTGACTACACCAAAAGCTTACAGCGGGTTCTAGATAAGAAACGGCCAGCTAATTATCATATAACCTTTAGCCTGAGCGAAACAAACAAGGCCGAAGCATTGCAAGCGCTCAAGGCTGGCTTTAATGTAGCTGTGGTATTTGGCCACGGACAGCCGAAACGCTACCTTGGCCATGATGTAATCGACGGAACCGTGCATGATTTGCGCCACCTAGATCCGTCGCCTGTGATTGTCGGGCTGGATCCGAAAGGCAAAAAAGCCAAGGCCGATCAAAGCGGGTTTGTCGTCAGGGATTATTGAACCGCAGCGGCGCGGTGGTTGTTGGCACGCTTCGCGACGCTGCAAGAGGCTGGTTTAAAACCCTTTCCCAGCCTCGGCGCCGGTCAGAGCTACTCCCTAGCCCTGGCCGGCGTTTCTTTTTCTCCAATTCTAAACCCCCGACCCCGGCCACGGGCAGTTCGTAGCGGCGCCGGCGCCGTCCTTGGACCCCGGCCCTTGAACCCCGACCCCGACCCGACCTCGAGCAATACCAGCCATGACCCCGACCAACCCCGGCCAATCATCCCCCGACCAAAGACAATCGCCGGCCAACCCCGACCCGACCCGGCTTAAACCATGGACCACGAGCTCCCGACCATGGATCCCGTCAAATAGATATAGGTTCGAGGAAGAGAGGGGGGAGACTAAGTAGAAACTTACCCCTCCAGATCTGCAGTGCGCGTAATTCCACGCCACCTGGTGTGATGACACATTTACTCTGTTAGAGTTTGTTATTTTCAATTCAACCCAAAACGGCACGCTATCGGCGCACATGTACACATCTGGAACGCCGCCACCGTAGCGGTTTTCAATCCGCGTCGTGTGCCAATGCGGGGGTATCTTTTCCTTCAACCTTTTCCACAGGAGTGTCTCCGTCTTTTGTGTCATCTAAGACCTCATATTGGGCATCAATAAACGCTTGAGGATATTCCTCCCGTAATTTTGAGAGACGATCCTCTAGTTCTTTGCTGCTCATGTTTTCAATCGCATGAAAGTGACTCGTCTCCCGCCGGTCTACCGTCAATCCACCCAAGGACGAAATAGTCTTCTCAGCATTAATTGCCGCAGAATATTGCTCGCTACCTTCGGCGCCTTCCGATAGCTCACGCAATCTTTTTATCTGGCCCAACAGAGTCACGCCATATCGACGTTCACGGTCCTCTCTAAGCTCCGATATCAGTTCAGCGACATGAGGGAACAAGGTCGGATCCAGAAGCTTATGCGCTTGGATTCTGGAAGCACCTTCAGCGTAACCAGCCAACCTGGCGCAAGCGGCATTCGAGCGCGTTCCATCGACATAGTGCCTAGCAAACTCGCGTTGTCGGTTCGTTAATTTCCGCCCATGGGTTTCCTCGATCTGGTCGGCTTTTCTATCCAGTACTTTTCCCATTTAATATGTGTCCTGCTCCGGTGAGAAGTGTCATGTGCCTGACACTTTGTACATATATACGGCATTTGAGAAAAAGTTTTTCAAAAAAGATAACTCGCGCGCACGACGCACATAAAAATGTGTCATGTAGCAATATTTATTTTTGTTGTTATTCAGCCACTTACAGACCACCCATTTAGCAAGTGTCCGAAGTGTCATGTATAGTGTCATGTTGACTATTCAATGTTTTCAATGGTCTACGAACCACGAACAGTGCTACATGACACTATGACACTTTTTTTCCTCCAAAAAAACTTTTTCAAAAACTTTTTTTTCAAATCGCCCCTATATGTGTCATAAACCCCTTGCATCTCCCATCCATCGTGGTACTATCTGGGTGAGGCATAAAGGGGAAAACATCATGACAGAGACAAATAGATTTCCAGCTTACTGGAACGGCGAAGAAACCTGGGCGTCCCGCGTATCCGGCAGATGGTTTGTTGGCGGCGATGTTGCGCCGGGCGGCGAGGATATTTTGATTTTACTGGAAAAGAATGGCGATCCGGCCTGGTTCAAATTGCGCGGCAACCGTCTCATTTTCGATGATATGGAGCGCTGAGAAATGGATAAGGGTTTCAAGTCCGCGTACATCGACAGCCCAGCAAGGCTAATGGCCGCGCTGACAGAGGTCAAGGTCCGTTGCCCGTCATGCACTGGCGATGGGCATTTGGGCCAAGAAGAGTGTTCCGTTTGCCATGGTGAGGGAACCATCCCCCGCGAGATGGCGACTTACGAGGCGCAAGCAGATGGATATTAATTTTGAAACGACGGTCAGGGGCGGGATGCCTGTGACCGTATGTTGTGTATTTGGTCAGTCGGAACCCGATGTCGGGATTTTCCATCCAGAGATCACCGACATTTGGCTCGAGGTCCGTGGAAAGCGCGCCGAGTGGCTTGAGAAACGCGTTACGGACAAGGAGTGGCAACAGCTACTCGCTGAAGCTTATGACGAGGATTTACAGAGATGATGAAACAGAAAGATGATTTTGTATGGGCGCATCAAATCCAGAACTCCCGTCTTGAGGTCTGGCGACAGAGCGCCTTCAATAATTTAACCAAACGCTATGGCACGGTTCGACCCCCTTTGCCGCAGCGTTCTTTCAAAGGGGTCGCGGAGAAATTAGATGGACATTGAACAACGTATCGCGAAGCTTGAAACAAACATGAAATGGCTCTTGGAATATGTCGCTGACACCGCGACTCTTTCGCCAGACCGAGAAGAGCCGAAGGGTGAGATAAGCAACGCACTTGAGAGCGAGAGGCTGAAGGTTCGCCACGAGATGGCGAAGGGCGTAGCTGAGATTGTGACAAATGCCGGCATAACCATTGATGATCTTTCCAAGCTTGGCGGAATTGACAAGCGCACTTGGAAGGATTTGTTCAACTGTGCCAAGGCCGAGTATGATTACGAGAATCTTGCAGCCGCCAGGCAAGCGGACGATAAATATCGTAGTGGAATTAGCCATCTTGCGACCTCGCTGAAGGGGCTTTTTGTTCTGCGCGAGGCTCTCAGATGCCTTCCCATGCCTGGTTTTTCACAGGAAGAATTCAACAAGCGCAAGCAATCTGATGCGGCTTGTGAAAAACTGCTTGAGGGGCATGGCGGGAAGTGCGACGGCTGGGCTTCCAGTTTTAGGACTGCAAAGCTTTTCGCCCAGCAGCAAGGTTATTTAGGGGCTTAATTTTCAACCAGAAAGAAGGAATGCAGACATGTCAGACTTTGAGATGCAGATCGACGAGAAGGTCATCGAGCGGCTGCTTTCTGAAGAGAGCGCTCTTCGTGTTCCTGTTCAAAAGTTAGATCGCGATCTAGCTAAAGCGGCCAGTTACCTCACGGCGATTGAGGCGAGGTATTTGGTCGATTCCTACTATGCCATGCAAGCTGGGCGCATTCGCGCCAATAACCAAATCCGCGCCCTCACGCAGAGCGGCGAAGCGCACGAGATCATTGCTTGGCTTTCGACCGAGAGCCGTGTTCTGGAGGAGGGTGTCAAGCGCACGCTGGGTGCGTATTCGGCGGACCATCCTGTTGGTAAGAGGATGCGTACCGTCGTGGGCGTTGGGCCGGTTATTGCCGCTGGTTTACTTGCGCACATCGACATTACGAGGGCGCCGACTGCTGGTGCGATTTGGCGGTATGCCGGCCTGGATCCAACCAGCGAGTGGAAGAAGGGCGAAAAGCGTCCGCACAATGCTTCGTTGAAGACGCTTTGTTGGAAGTTGGGCGAAAGTTTCGTCAAGGTTTGCAACCACAAGGATGCGGTTTACGGGAAGCTTTACCAAGAGCGCAAGGAATCGGAGATCGCCAAGAACGAGGCTGGCATGTTTGCCGATCAGGCAGCGGCCAAGCTGGAGAAGTTTAAGATCGGCAAGACGACCGATGCGTACAAGGCGTATTCCGTGGGCAAGCTTCCACCGGCCCATATCCATGCGCGTGCGAAACGCGTTGCGGTGAAGATGTTCTTGTCGCATTTGCACCAGGTCTGGCATGAGGTTGAGTTTGGCAAGACGGCACCGGTGCCGTATGTGTTTGAGTTCGCAGACAAGGAGCATGTTCACAAGATCGAGCCGAATTGGTAGAGATCCAGGTTACCAGAGAGAACCAAATAGATGGAGAGCGAACCAATTGAGCAGAGAGATCCATCGTCTGAGAGCGAACCAGGTCAGTAGAGAGATCCATTCCCGATGAGCGAACCATCCGACCGGAGAGATCCAGGGTACGAGAGCGAACCATTTCCGAAGAGAGATTCATGAGAGGCGAGCGAACCATGGAGTCCGAGAGATCCACATGACACGAGCGAACCAGATGCGCTGAGAGATCCATTGAAGGAGAGCGAACCAACTTGCCAGAGAGATTCATTACCGATGAGCGAACCAAGCAAATTGAGAGGCTAATAACATGGGTATTTTGCATTGATGCTATTGAGTAGTCTAATCGTTGGCTTGCTGACTTAGATGCTGACTACTCTTGATCTGTTTGCGGGGATCGGTGGCTTTGCGCTAGGGCTCGAAGCCACCGATTTCTTTCGTACAACATGCTTCGTGGAGAACGAACCGTATTGCCAAGCTGTGCTACAGTACCACTGGCCCGAAGTCCCTGTGCTAGGAGATATAAAGAATGTCCAGAGATCCGATCTCCCAGACCCCAGCCCAGATGTCATTGTTGGAGGATTCCCCTGTCAGCCGTTCAGCCACGCAGGAAAGCAGCGCGCCCAAGACGACCCCAGACATCTCTGGCCGGAAATGTTTAGACTTATCAGGGAATGCCGGCCCACTTGGGTTATTGGAGAAAATGTTGCTGGAATCATCAAGCTGGGCTTGGACGAAGTACTCTCTGACTTGGAGAGCGAAGGCTACGCCACAAGGACGTTTAATATTCCAGCTTGCGCGGTTGGCGCCCCGCACATCCGCCAACGGCTCTGGATTGTTGCACACGCCGATAGCCAAGGCGAACCAGATGGCGACACGAGACAAGGGCAGTTGGGGTTCGGTGTGGCCGACGCCGACAGGTCAGGACAATCCGCAAGTGCGGGGCGTGGGCAAGACAATCGGAACGAAGCGCGGGACGACTTTGGGCGGCGCGGTGAGGATGTGGCAGACGCCAGTAGCGGACGACAGCGTAGATCGGGCAAAGGGCAAATGGAACAGTCGTGGAGAGCCGAAACTAAGCGCACAAGTGAAACTCTGGCCGACACCGACGAAACAGGATGCGAGCAACAACGGCGGTCCAAGTCAGCACAAGAGGAACAGCCTTCCCTTGAACACGGCGGTTCTCTATCCGACGCCGAGCGTCCAAGAACCAGGATGGAAAAATCTAGAGATAGTGGACAAGGACGGCAATCCGCCGACACACGCCAATCAAAGGTTTTACGACAAGAAGACGGGGCGTGTAGTTCAGAAGGGCTTGCAGCAAGTGGTGACAGACCCGAAGTCTGGTGGAAAGTTGAACCCCCAGTGGGTCGCGTGGTTGATGGGTTACCCAACCGAGTACCTCAACTCCGTGCCTTGGGAAACTCGATCATCCCGCAGATCGCGCAAGAAATAGGGAATGCAATTAAGGTGACGTATGAGACAAAAACTTCCGGATAGACGATTGGCTGTGACGCGCCAGATGGGCGATGAGTATCATGTTTCTTTTGGACTGGATCCACGAAACGGCGCCCTTCGAGAGGTGTTCATCAAGGGATCGAGGATAGGCAGCGACATGGAGATGCTGCTTGATGATGCTTCTGTGGTATTATCATTAGCACTTCAGTATGGCGTTCCGGTGGATCAATTAATCCATAGCCTGGACACGGGCCGGGAAGAGGGAGCCAAATCAATTATAGCTCGAGCGATTGCGGAGATGGAAAATGTTAAAAAGGAGATCGCCGGCGACCAAAAGATTGATGAGAACAAAAAAAGACTAGACAATATGGATAAATAAAATGGTTTTTGCACATCTCGCACCAGTTGCATTTCTGATATTGGGACTAGCATTTGTCAATCTAATGGTTAACGTAACAGCATTAGTATCAAACAAAGACCAAGTTAGGTTCTATTGGCCCCATACAACCTTCTGTTTCATAACCTTCTTTACCATGATATTGTTCTGGTGGACTTGTTATCCACTAAACAATCTAGACTATTTCCCAAATGAAGGATGGAACTTATTCACATATCTGTTGTTTCTCGCTGTGCCAATGCTCATGTTTATGATATGCGAGGTAATCACACCTTATAATACTTCTGTGGGGTGTTCTATTGAATATGTGAAACATATTGATCTTAAAGAATATTATTACAAATATCATAGAATTATATTAGGTTTAGCACTGACCTTACAAATATGTCTTATTGGGAATTTCTTTGTATTCTATGCTGAAGAGTACTACTCTATTAAAGTATTAGGTAGAGTCATTATGCTGTTTATCATGCTACCTATGGTGATCAGTGCCAATAGAAGACTACATGAAATTGGTATGGGGATATTTTTCATAGGATTCATATATACCATCGTGAAGTATCATATATGGAATGTCTATCTTTGATGGCTTGCGGAAGAATACACCCATGACATCCCAAATATACCCCATATAGTAAAAAGCTTCACTGGTGCGCCCTAAGAAGGGCAAAGGATCGTATAGGAGATGGCAAAGGAAGCGCGGTCAGGGGGAACAACTCCCACATGCCGATGGTGCGATCAGACCGTGAACCCTGAGTCATGTTTCGCGGACATGGTGATAAAGGGAGATGATATGAAGTGGATATGCAATTGTGGGAAAGACGTGACTCAAGAATCCGAGTCTTTAATAGCGTCAAGCTCGTAGCCCATAGATTCCAGCAGGCACTCTACTTTGTAAATCGAAGGCTCTGCGATCTTTCTGCGCTCATAGTTTTCAATTGTACTTGTTCCGATGCCGGACATCATGGAGAGTTGTGGACGTGATAAACCCTGCTCTTTCCGTATGGCCATTAAAATATCGGCCCAATGGGTTTTTAGTTTCATACACGTCAATGTTTCAACTGATCTTCTTCCTCGAAGTCATCCAGGATATCTTCGTAGGTTGCTGATTCATCCCCCGCCATTATTCCCAGTGCCACAGTTAATAGTTTAGCCATAAGATAAGTCAAGACGGGAAATCCCATCGTAGTAACGCCGTATTCAATCGCTACGCGAAAAATGGCGATGGTTCTAGCCACATGAGAAATATCATATTCCTCAGACTCGGCAACTTTTCTGAGTCTGTTATAGAGTAGATCTAAATCATTCTCACTCATCGTTTCTAACCCTAGCATACATGGCCAACACATCTGCATCCTTGGGGGATTTTTCGGCGGTATCCACTAGGAATGCTATTTGCTGCGCCGGCGAGCGATGGTTTTCCTTGGCCATATCACCAAGCTTTTCCCAAGTGGGTACGGGAACGGCAACAGATTTGTATTTTTTAATGTCGGGCATTTTAATCTCCTTTAGGTTTGTGTCCGAAAGGTGGACAGATAGTTACCTTGTTTCGAGACAGCCATTCTTCTTCTTGTTCTTTATCACTGTCGTCGCTAGGCAAACCGTGCTTTGAAATCCATTTCTGCATTCTTTTTTGGTGGTTCTGGATTTTTATCCAGCTAGGTTTCTTTTTTCGCCAGCCGCTCATCTAAGCCATTCCCTCAATTCTTCACCCATGACCACGCTGGCAATATCCATTTTGCTTCGCAGAGCCTTCACAATTCTTTCATCAATCGTGTTTTCTGCAATTAGATCGATGTACGTAACGTGGTTCGCTTGGCCGATCCGATGCGCCCGGTCTTCGGATTGCATACGCACAGCCAGGTCGAAGCTGTTGGCGAAATAGATCACGGTTTGGGCTGCGGTTAGCGTGATGCCGTAGCCGCCTGTCTGTGGATTGCCGACGAAGAACCTGGCATCGCCTTCTTGAAACTGCTCTATGGCGCTGGTTCTTTCGTCATCAGACGTGTCGCCGAAATAAGTAACCGTGGACCGTGGACCGTACTCCTTGGCAAGAGCGGCTGCAATTCGCTTTACGTCATACCGGAAGCGCGACCAGATAATGACTTTACCTTCGACTTCCTCGAGACAGGATATCAGTTCTTTGAGTCTGTTATCGTCTACCTCAATGAATTCCCCGCTGTCTGTTTTGGTGTGTCCCGATAGGACTTGCTGCATTCGCAACAACTGGGTCATGACATTGGGAGTGGTCATGAAGTCATGCTCGCCAATCTGAGCCAGGGCGAATTCTTTAAGCTCTGCGTATATTCTGGATTGATCTTGGGTTAGCGCCACATCTCTTCGGGTATATATTTTCGCTGGCAAATCCAAGCACTCTTCTTTCATGACGCGGCTGGAGAAGTCTTTAAGCATAGTGGATAGTTGCTCAAGATTCCGATATCCGACGATCTGATTGAAGGAATGCGAGCCGACATTACGTTTCTTCATGACGGCGTAGCGGTATTGAAACTGGAAGAAGTTGTCGCCGCAATCTCCAAGAAGTGTCTTATCGAGAAACCGGCATTGCGCCCACAGGTCCATGGGGCTTTGGGTTACGGGAAAGCCAGTCAGGATGCGTCTGTACTTCGCAAGCGGCGCCAGGTTGATCAAAGCTTTAGTACGGCGCGCCTTGGGGGATTTTATTGCTGTCGATTCATCCACGGTCAAGAGAGCTCTTGAATGATCCAAGAAGGTGGTGAGGAAGCGTCGGCCTTTCGATGTCGAAAGCGCTTCGACATTCATAATGAATATTTTTAGGCTTTCGGATGGTTCCAGTATTTCAAGCAACTCTTCCTTGTGCTTTTTTGTTGGGGAAGGTGTCCATACAACCAGATCATATTTAACACGATCTGGCATATGGGCTGGTATTTCCAGACGCGCCCAGTTTCTGTAAACGCCCTTGGGCGCCACGACCACGAAAGCATCTATCTCTTTTCGTTCATAGAGAAGAGCGGCATTGTCGATGCAGACCTTACTTTTTCCCGTACCCATCTCCATGAAGTAAGCCCATACTCTCTTGTTCCAAGAAGCTTCGAGAGCGTCTTCTTGGTGCTGGTATGGCGTGGTCTTGAACAGATATTTTATGACGCTTCCCCATTGATCGGTTTGATCACGAGATCTTCCGCCAAGGGCGCCGCCACTAGAATTCTATGTCTTTTCTCAAATCGGGAGCTAACAAGCAAAAGGTTCTTCTGGCGCAAAGCCTCAACCTGTTGCACGGTTAGATTACTCAGACGTTCCCACACTATTCTGAAATCCGATCCGCGTACCGGCGGGCGATCACAGCGGGCGATGGGAATCCAGTTTGAATCTTTAGCGCCATGAACCATGGGACGAGTATATCCCATCAAAAATATATTGCAATGGGAAATCATCTGCTTTATAACTTCAGAGAGAAAGGAGAAAGCGAGTGGCCGGCACCGTCTTCATCACACAAGAGAACCCCAAGGTAGACACTCTCTCGGCGAGAGATTGGGGTCACCTCGATCCTCTTACATCTCCTTTCGACCAGGTTCATTTGAATCCTGGGCGTATCGTTTCCCAGTTGCGGCGCAAGCTTCGTCATTACGGTGATGAGGATTGGCTATTGGCATTGGGAGATCCGGCCATTATAGGCATTGCATTCGCAATAGCTTCGGAATCCAACTCTGGACGTGTCAATCTTCTGAAATGGGATAAGAGAGAGAAGACCTATTATCCTGTTCAGATTACAATACGTGGCGGAATTGGAGAATTTGAAACCTGACGAGGGAGTACGTTGATGAGTGACGTTTGGGAAGAAATTACCGCTGATGCATCGGCCTTTGAGGGATTGACCAAGGAAGCTGGAACAGAACTTTCGGGTTTGATTCGCAGGGCAACTGAAATCAACAAAGAGATTTCCAGCCTAGAGGGTAAGTTGAGCGATAAGAAGAAGACCCGCGACAAGTATCTGTTTGATCTGATACCTAACCAGATGAGAGAGATCGGCCTCGACAAGGTCGAAGTGGATGGCAACACAGTCAGCCTATCTACTTTTGTATCTGGAACGATGCCAAAAGACCCACTGCAAAAGGAAATAGCCTTACAGCATCTGACGGATATCGGTTGTTCTGATTTTATCAAGAACGATGTTGTAATAAGATTTGGTGTGACCCAACACAATGAGGCCAAGTCTCTTCAATCCGAGTTGGATGATAAGGGATTAAACACGACATCCAAGACGTGGGTGGAACCGATGACCTTAAAAAAGTTGATACGTGAACGAGTAGAGAATTCTCAGGAGATCGATCTTGAGATGTTTAACGCGAACCTTGGAACGATAGCAAAGATCAAGAAAGGATCATGAACGATGGCTAAAACAAATGGAGCATTAGAGAAGGCGTTTGCCGAAGACAGTGGGGCTGGGTTTGAGGACGTTACTCAATCTGACGTTCAGATTCCCTTCCTCCGAATCATTCAAGCATTATCTCCTCAGTTGAAGAAAAAGGAGCCGCTTCTTTTCATAGAAGGCGCATCTCAGGGGGATATCTTCAACACGGTCACCAAGCAGTACTGGGTCGGGGATAAAGGCGTGGCTGTCATCCCAGTACATTTCCAACATAAGTTGAATGAATGGGTTCCGAGATCCCAAGGTGGAGGTTTCGTTCGGGAGTTATCGGCCACCTCTGAAGAAGTGCGCAAGGCTGTACGGGACAAGGATGTCGGCATGGAAGTTCTGGAGAACGGCAATGAGTTGGTTCGGACGGCCACGCATTATGTGAAAATCGTGCATGAGGATGGATCTCTGGAAAGCGCGATGCTCGACATGAAGAAGACACAATTGAAAAAGTCCCGTCTTTGGTTGAGCATGATGACGATGCAAAAGCATAACGGTGCGACATTACCCAGCTTTGCTAATATGTATCGTCTGAAGTCAGTCGAGGAAGACAATGACCGAGGATCATGGCATTCATGGTCTATATCTCTCGAAGGGCCGGTTCCATCAATGGAGGTTTACACAGAAGCCAAGGAGATGCATGGCACGATTGGCCGTGGAGAATTGAGGATTGCGCCGCCGCCTCCTGAACAATTGACCGTCAATCCAGATCCTGACGACAGCATCCCATTCTAGAGGAGGTTGAATCCCCCGTGTAATGCGGGGGATTCCTTCGCTATGGGTACGCAAGAGAAGCGCTTTTTTGATCTTTTTAACGGTCATACCGGAGCGCATGGGCAAACATCTATTCTGAACACGCAGCGGCGCGGCAAGCAAGAAGCTGATTATATAATCATCCGCGAGCCGTTGACCGTGGAGCTTGTGCGCGAGCATCTGGACGGCAAGCGTGGCGTAGGAACTATTCCTATCGATGAAACGAACATGTGTTCGTATGGAGCCATCGATATCGATGATTATGATTTAGATCTTGCGGCTCTTTATTCCAAAGTCATTAGACTAAAACTCCCCCTCATTACATGTCGCTCTAAATCAGGCGGCGCTCATTTATACCTGTTCATGTCCGAGAAAATTGCGGCATCGGAGATGCGCGATAAACTGGCGGAATTTGCGGCGGCGCTTGGCTGGGGTACATGCGAGATATTCCCTAAACAAGAAATACTCCTCGCGGATCGGGGGGATGTCGGTAGCTTTATTAACCTACCGTACTTCGGCGAATACACGACACGTTATGCGCTGACTGAAAACAACGGCAGTCTGAGCCTTGATGAGTTTTTAGATAAGGCGGAAGACGCAAAGATATCCTTAAAGGATCTTGCCTCGATCTCTATTGGTGGTGATGCAACAGTTCTCCCGCAAGGACCACCTTGTCTACAGCAGATAACAGAATTGGGTATTCCGGAAGGTGGAAGAAACAACACGCTTTTGAATGTAGGCATCTATTACAAGATGGTCGATTCGGAGAGTTGGAAGGAACTCTTGGAAAAGCATAACCAAGAATATTGCATTCCTTCCCTGCCAGCTAAAGAGATCGTCAAGATTCAAGAACAGTTGGAGAGGAAGGATTATTACTACACATGCAAACAGGAACCCCTGCATTCCCATTGTAACAAAGCGCTTTGCAAGACGAGAAAATACGGTGTCGGCAATGGCGAGACGGCGCCCACACTGAGTGGATTGACTGTTGTGGAATCTGAGCCGCCCGTGTGGTTTCTGGATGTTAATGGTATGCGCTTGGAGTTATCGACCAAGCAGCTACAGATGCAAGTAGAGTTTCAACGTGCGTGCATGGAACAGATATACAAGATGCCGGCAAAGATGAAGGAGGGCGATTGGCGTGATCTGGTAGATGTAATGCTCGACAGCGCGACACGCATTTCGGTCCCAGAGGAGTTAACGCAGAAGGGACAGTTCCTGGAACTACTGGAACAATTCTGTGCGGGAAGATTCCAAGCGCACAGCCCAGAGGAGTTGATTACGGGCAAGCCTTGGACAGAGGACGGCATTACGTATTTCAAACTCGGCGCCCTACAGGAGTTTTTGAAACGCAGTAATTTTTTGGTCTATACACGCGGACAGATAACGGAGCGGCTCAAGGAACTGAACAGTGGCAAGATATCCGACAAGAGGTATTCGTTCATGGATGATCAGGGTAAACAAATAGCTATCCGAGTGTGGTTTGTTCCAGAGATGAAGCGTGGGGATGTGGAACTTCCTGACGTTACTTTCGAGCCAGAGGATGTTCCGTTCTGACTGAAACCACAACATACATGGGACCACCCGGCTGCGGTAAAACGCAAACCGTCTCCAACCTGGTACGAAACTGTATCGAGGACGGAATCCCCCCAGAGCGCATCGCCTGTGTGTCGTTTACCAGGAAAGCCGCAGCGGAAAGCCGGCAACGTGTGTGCAAGGACTGGGGGATAGAGGAAGACATGCTTCCTAATTTCCAAACGCTTCACTCCATAGCGTTTCGGGAAGGAGGGTTTACGACCAGGGATGTTATTCGGTCAAGTGAATTGAAAGAGATAGGGGACCAAATTGGTCTTATATTCGGAAAGAGCAAGAGCAACAGGGCAGAGAGCGATTTTGATCAAGTAGGTTTGGCGGAAGGGGATCAACTTCTCGGCGTTTATTATCTGGCGCGGAATAAAAGGATATCGCTTGAGGAAACTTTTGCAAAACACGCTCACCCTGATATGTCGTGGTCTGTACTCAAGCGTCTCGTAAACGCCTATGAGGATTTCAAGCGCGTCAGACACAAGATAGACTTTACGGACATGATTGAGCAGTTCGTAGAACGCGCAATGCCCTTGGACATTGATGCTCTGTTCGTTGACGAGGCCCAGGATCTCTCCACCCTGCAATGGGAGATGATTAATATCTTACAGAAACAACCCAGAATCGTGGTTTTTGTTGGGGATGACGATCAAGCCATCATGGATTTCCAGGGTGCGGATGTGCAAGCGTTCCAGAATGCATCGCCTAATAAGATAGTTCTGCACCAATCCCACAGAGTACCTCGTTTGATATGGAAAGAAGCGCAGACCATAGTCCGTAGGATCAAGGGCCGCGAACCAAAGGTCTGGTATCCGACAGAGCAAGAAGGTCGTATCCAGTGGCATCAAAACGTATTGGATGTCCCTTTGCATTCCGGCAATTGGACAATCATGGCTCGAACCAACCGCTTGGTATCGGCATATGCCAAGATGCTGCGGGATGAAGGTTTTGTATATAGCCGAAAAGGTCATCCCAGCATTGCGCCCAAGACCTACGATGCGATGATGGATTGGGAGTCATGGACGAGGGGCGAATCCTTGTCGGGACCGCAGATCCGCAATGTTTATTCCTATATGAACAACGCATACGAGAAGGGCTATGGACCACGGTCCAAGAACCTTCAAGCGTTGACTGAGGATGATTTGATCACGATGGATGAAGCCATGGGTACACTGGGCTTGCTGCGCGATAAAGAATTGAGATGGCATGAGGCTTTGGATAAGATTGATCTTGAAACCAAGACATATGTTCTTAACGCTCTCAAGCGCGGTGAAAATGTAAAGCATCCCCGTATAAACCTTAGTACGATCCACGGCATGAAGGGCGGCGAGTGCGACAATGTGTTAGTAGTTCCTGATCTCTCTTATGCGGCGGCTGGAAAGCTAAAGAGAGGAGGGAATGTGGAGCATAGGGTGTTTTATGTCGCGGTCACACGGGCAAAGAAAGAACTCCATGTTATGGCACCTATGACAAATCAGTATTACGACTTATGACAATAGATTCTTTACTGAAGACAATAGGAAATCTTCTCAACGGACCCAGAGCAAAGTCTCATGGTAATTTTGTGGATCTCCATGAGCGTGTGGCGGAACTGTGGACGCCCGTACTTAAAAACGGACCAGTAACCGCTGACAAAGTGGCTTTGTGCATGGCACTTTTGAAAGTCGCCAGGGACGAGGTTGGTGAGTTCAACGAGGACGATTGCATCGATGGCGCGGCCTACATGGCTCTATGGGCATTGCTCGTAGCTCATAGGAACAAGACAAGTGATTGAGGATATCTTTGACGAAACGATTTGGACGCCACCAGACTCTCTTCCAGACCTTTCTTCCGAAAAGCTCATAGCCATAGATGTGGAAACCCGCGACCCAAACCTGAAGACGTTAGGACCGGGTTGGGCGAGGAACGATGGGGAACTGATCGGCATTGCGGTTGCTGCGCAGGGTTGGCATTCCTATCTCCCTATTGGGCATTGGGGTCGTGGCAACATGGCCAAGGATTTGATCGTCCGTTGGATGAAGGATCAACTGAAGCATGGCATGGATGTTGTCTTCCACAATGCGCAGTACGACCTTGGATGGCTTCTGACGGAGGGGATAGAAATAAAAGGCCGCATACTCGATACGATGATCGCGGCGCCGCTACTCGATGAAAACAGGTTCAGCTATTCTCTTAACGCCTTATCTGCCACGTATCTGGGAGAGCGCAAGCAGGAACAAGATCTAAGGCGAGCCGCAGGCCAGCATGGTGTGGATGCCAAGGCAGAGATGTGGAAGCTGCCGGCGGCACGAGTAGCTCTATACGCGGAAACAGATGCACGTCTGACATTCGGATTATGGGATATCCTCCATAAGAAGCTGTTGGATGACGGATGCTCGAAAATATTGGAGATGGAGCTTTCCCTTTTGCCTATCGTATTTGAGATGCGGCGCCGTGGCGTAAGGGTGGATGTGGAAAAAGCTAATGAAGTGAAGGATATTCTCACCAAGAAAGAGAATGTTCTACTCAAAGAAGTTCACGATGAAACCGGGGTTGACCTCGAACCTTGGAACTCAAAGAGTTTACAAGCGGTCTTTGATAAATTGGGTCTGAAATATGAGAAAACATCCAAAACAGAAGCCGCCAAGTTTACCAAGCATTTTCTCAAGACCCATAAGCATCCGGTTGCCAAGAAGATACTTGAGATCAGAGAGTTCAACAAAGCGAATACGACCTTTGTTGATACCATTCTTCACCATCAGCACAATGGCCGTATTCATTGCCAGTTTAACCAGTTGCGCTCAGATGACGGTGGGACTGTGTCTGGACGATTCTCCTCCAGCCATCCTAATTTGCAGCAAGTTCCCGCTCGACACCCTGTGATCAAAGAAATGATCAGGGGTTTATTTCTTCCAGAAGAGGGATGCCAATGGGGGAGTTTCGACTACAGCGCACAGGAACCTCGATGGCTAATGCATTATGCATCCCTGACACCGGCAACAAAGAACAACGAGAAAGTCAAGGAGATCGTCGCTCGCTACCAATCGGACACTCTGGATTTCCACCAGATGGTTGCAGATTTGGCCGATATCGACCGTCCACGGGCCAAGACAATAAACTTAGGCATCATGTATGGAATGGGTCTTAAAAAGCTGGCATCCGTACTGGGAGACATCCCATTTGAAGAAGCCAAGGCGCTAAGGGCGGAATATGATGAAAAAGTGCCGTTTATCGCTGATCTTGCGGCGGCTGTGATGGGCGTAGCATCGCACAGAGCCGTCATACAGACCTTAATGGGCCGTAAATGCAGGTTCCCGATGCGCGAAAAGAACGCTTTCAACACATTTTTCAAACCCATACATGTCGATACTCTCGAGCAGAATTGGCGGGAGATCATGGCGATGCCCTTGGAAGAGCGGCCTACAGAATGGCAGTTTAAGAATCCAACCCTACACAGGGTCGCGTTTACCTATAAATCGCTTAACAGACTGATCCAAGCTTCAAGTGCGGATCAGACCAAGGCCGCCATGAAAGCGTGCGTTGACCACGGACATTGGCCCATGCTTACCGTTCATGATGAGTTATGCTTTTCGATTGAAAGCGATGATCAGGTCAAAGAGATCAAGCATCTGATGGAGAATTGCGTTCCAGGGTTATGCATTCCATCTAGAATTGATGCTGGACTTGGAGCGACGTGGGGATCCGCTAAGTAAGTTGTTGAGGATATCGACTGGCTAAATATTTTTCAGCTTGTGCTAGGGTCACGCCAGTCGCATCGGCTAATCGCTGAGCGTCATAGAAAGATGATGTGGCATCCTCTAGAGTCTCAGTCGCCGTTGGCGGAACCTGTAATCCGATATCTACCGATGGTATCGGTGGTAAGGAAATTCCGGGACCGAGGTTTGAAGGCCGTCCGCCGTATACAGTTTCTTGGCCTTGAACGGCACCGGTGTCCGTCGCCGGCGGCGCAGCTTCTACAGCCTCAGCCTGATCGAATTGATCGCCTATATACCCTGTAAAGCTAAAGTCACTCAAGCCAAGGGGGTCTCGGCTGAACCCCATTTCCTGGCTAACGTCTCCCGCCACCTCCCCCAGTGTTGTACCCAAAGCTTGTTCCGCAAGTCCCATAAGCCCAAGCGATGGTTGTTCGGGATTAGTCAATCCATACGCTAGGGTCATTGCCGTTGCGGGTAATGATAAAGCGGGACTTAGCATACCAAGCCCTGTCGTGCCTAAACCCAGAACAGCCGTTCCAAGAGGAGATTCGGGATCACCGATGGGACCGATGTCTGGGTTTCCGGTAAAGGTGGCGTTAAATTGGCTCAGGGACATTGCATCAATATCCGACTTTGAATACTCCTTCCCTGTTGAATTATCAATATATCCCAAGGTTTTATTACCGAGAGCGTCTGTCTCACCTATGGAGGCGGATAAATTGGCTTTGGAAGTGGCCCCGGGTGCCATTCCTGTCGCTGCGAGTGAGCTACGAAGAGATGCAAGGGCTTTACTCAAAGAATAGTCGAGAGATTTTGGGTTTTTTTGCATTTGTGTCGTAACTTCAGCTTCAGCATCTGCCACCGCCTGCGCCAATGCAGCGTTATGAGCAGTTACTGCCGCTGTTTGTGCGTCTGTCGCTGGATCACCAAGGCCGAACTTGCCGTGACCTCCAGCACCTGCCGCAGCCGCAGCAGCAGCACCTGACGGACTTGAATGACCCGGCGCTCCCGATCCAGCCCAAAAACTAGCAATCCCACCAGGACCGCGATACTGGCCGCCGGTTGGCGTTACGCCGCCACCTTGCGCTCTGAGAGTGGAAGCTTCTTCAGGGGTAATGTAGGCAAGCATGTGCTGCTGTCCGCCAAGAACCGGATTCTTGGGCAATGAGGCTATGCCGCCCTCTTGGAAAGGTTGCCTGGCACTTATTTCCGTGCCTTCGTATCGTCTTTGACCGCCAGGACCGAACGGTACTCTATCGGCTGGTGTTTCCGTAACGGCAAAGGAACCTAATTCCCTCCCTACCTCATTCGCCTTTTCCAGTATTGAATTTATACCGCGTATGGCCGAAGGCTGGGATAACCAATAATCTGTATCCCCACCCGTATATTTTAATAATGATTTATCGTCATTTGTTTTGGTTTTGACTATTTCCTGTCTCACAAACCCATCATCATCAAACTGCTCCTCCCCATCTATGGTAAGAGGTTCAGTCATCGGTATGGCAGAAAGATCCTCCGTGTGGGCATGTATTAAGCGCACCCACATTTCTTCATTCAAATTGTCAGAAAATCTATCTCCATATTCGCTGGGAAACTGAGGAAGTTTAAAATCAGGGTCTGCTTGACGAATTCTTCCAAGACCAGCGTGCATCCATTCGTGTGTCGGCGTTCCTTCCACAATAACCTGTGGGCCAAACTCTTCATCGAAGGTTTCTGCCGCAGTTATCACACTTCCGCCTGGATCATCTAATAGCTCCGGTCTATCCGATCTCCTAATTAAATATTTTTTACCAGGAGAAAGGTTTTCGTAAGCGTGTTCTGGAGGTGTGTAGCTCCCTCGAAAGCTCATGTTTCTCATATCTGCCGTGGCTGTCTTTTCGAGTGTCGCGTCCCTTCCTATTAACGCTAGAGGGTTCTGCCTGTTTGGAAACCTTCCAGCTTCGCGCATCATATATTCTGCGTCAGTCACTGGAACAGGTTCGCCGTCCACCGTCCTAGGTCGACCAGGATTCAACAAAGGATCTCTTTCGCCACCCGGCAGCACAGAGCGCTCCAAGAGCTCTGACGTAGCTAGATACTTCTCATCTGGCCACTCCTCCCCAGGAGGTGGTCTTCCCGCCAACACTTCGTCTTCAAGATATTGCTGCCTGTTTATTGCAGATCGTTCTGCCTGAGAATTATCCGGCTTGGGAGGATTTGGCAAAAGGACTGGCGCCATAAAATCCGGGGTTTTTGTGTTGGATTGGGCCAGAACTTCTGAGACTGTCACATCAGCCACCGGCCATCTCCCCTTGGCAGCAGTCGCCGTCAGCTACGCATTTGCAATCGGCGCACTGGTAATGTCCGTGAACAAAGACCTTGGGCTTTGCGCAACCGCACTTAGGACAAGGCATCCCAGCTTCGTCCGTCAAATCGTTTGGCTTGTTTTCTGTTTCCTTGTCCAACATAACTGCAATGCACCCATCCAGAGTTTGGTTGGCCTTCCTTGTAGAATTCTAAAATAAGCTGGTCATAAAGAAGATTATCCATGATCCACCGTGCAAGGTCCATGTTGGCTACACCAGGAACCTCGAAATCCACTGCCTGTCCCGTGGTATGTTGCGACCTATCAGAGGATCCCAGTTCCCGGTTCAGTGCCAGGCACCGATAGCCGCTGGATGGCGTTATAGGTATCTCGTAATGGCGCCGCACAGGCTCAAGGATGCTCGTACAGATAACCTTCAGGTTTTGTATGCTCTCCTTGTCTGGTTCATTCTTTATTCTCTTGCGATCCGCCACCTGAGATTTGGTCAATTCCCATAGTGAGAAATGCTCAGATAGCTTCATTGAGGAGTTAGACCCATTATTTGCCGGCGTACCCTTTCTCTTTCTACGGCAGATGCTGTGTTTATATTTGAAGGTCCAGCCTTTGCCCAATCCTCATAAGAGACAGGAATTTCCCTGGCCCTACGTAGTCCTAGAACATCTCTTCTGGCTTCTCGTTGCGTGTCTTCTCTTTCTGGAATTTGCCTACTCTGAGATATAATTTGCTTTTCAGTTTCTTCTTCCATTTCACCGAAGATTCCACTTCCTGCCACAATAGCTGACTCCGTAGCTAGAAGTGAGCCTATCCTGTTTATAGCGTAGCTTGTTTCACCAGCCTGCCTAGATGCTGCAAGGGATGGTAAATCAGCACCCGCAGCAATGGCTTTTTCATATTCTCGCGCTCTCATTCTAGGAGATGTTAATAGTTTAAGAATGCCTCTATTCCGTAATGCCCTGGATAATAAAATAACGCCACCCGCAGTTCCGGCAGCGGCTACCCATTGTCCAGAAGCAATCATACTTACCATGGCTACAGCGGCAGGGGCGGCAGCGATTCCACCAAACCCCTTAATGGCAACATCTGAAACATCAATGGCATCATCAGCCAGACGCGTTAAAGATTTAACCACATCTACACCAAGAATGGTGTTTAATGCGCCATTTTTATTCTGTACCATAATAGTATCTTTGAGGGCTTTACCCCACGCACCGCTCTGCATTGTTGTCTCATTCAGTGGAGTCTTCCCAAAAGAATTATATATTAGATTGTTGACTACCATGTCTTTCACGCCGCCAACTTTTTCTAACTCCGCATCTCCCACAACATTGGCTAATTTTTTATAGGAAGCTGGATTGCTCAAAAGTTTTGGAATGAGATCAGAGGGATTAGTTATAGTTCCTTTTTGAATTGCGTTTAAAACAGCATCGCCAGATTCTGAAACAGCCCTGTCAGAAATCTCTCTCAACCCTTGTATTCGGGCTTTCAGTGGTTGATTGACCATTGTTGGAATGGCATCGAATAACTGCTTTTTAGTTGCATCGTCAGCTAAACCAATAAGTCGGAAAGCATCCATGGCTTCTCTCATGCTGGGCGCAGTTTCTGCACCAAACAGCGTGTTCTGCATATCGTCTCCCAGCGCTTTGAATCTTGTCGCAAATTGGCCTGGGCTGAACTCACCTATATTATCCAGAGATTCCCTTCTAGTGTTGTCCAACCATTCTTTAGCGACAGAATTACGTACAGATTCCCTGATTAGTTTGGGATCTGTACCAGCGCGGGACAGATAGATAAAATTATCCAACTCTTTAAGGTAAGCATCTTTCTCTAGAACCTTGAACACATCATCCGCCGGCAACTCATCAATCCATGGTGAGATTTTAGGAAGAATTCCTTTAAACCCAGACTCCTCGATAAGATTTGAAGCCTGCCTGAACTGGTTACCGTCCACTAAACCCCTGACTCGTTCAATGGCCTCAGTGGCCCCTGGTTGTACTATTCTTTGGGATAATGTCGAATTGGGGGTGATAGCATCAAGATACATTTTTAATTTTGGAACATTACCTTCCTCAACCAGAACTCTTAAAATATCCCTATTGCTGTTAAATAATTTATCTTTGGTTTTTTTCATTATGGTATTTACAGCAACATTATTGAATTGTTCTTGCCCCTCTCCAAACAATTTATTGGCTGCTCTCCACTGTGCCAAGCCTTGGCGCAGAGCTTCTTTCTCTCCAGGGACAAGTGCTTGTGTGTAATGCTGCCCCCCTATTTTTTTACCAGCGGCATCCACGGCACCTTTTGGATGTCTTAAAACTTTGAACCCTCTCGCCAAATCTAGAGAAAGTTTACTAAACTCCCCATCTAATATCCCATCTATAGCCTTTATTATTTTTCCGATTCCAGCTTGGGCGGAATTAGCAACAAGATCAGGATCTCCTTTGGAAAGACGTAGCGTGGCCTTCAATTGCTGTAATTGACCTATAGGCAATTCCCCCAATTCCTCCAATTTATTGAACAAAGTACCCTTGTATTCTCCAAACGGATTTTCCTTTTTGAGACTCTCAATCACTTTTTTAATGGGTTGAATGGAAAAAACGCCATCTGGACCCATGGTTTTAGTGGCTATGTCATATAGATTATTGGATTCTTTCCTGAATAAAGTGGAAACAAGTTGAAGTGCCTCAGAATATTCTCCCGGAAGCCTTTCGGATGCCACAAATTTAGCTTCATAACGAGCGAGTTCTGTTTTAACAATATCATCAAGATGTTGCTTGGTGATTTTAAAGGCTTGCTCTGGGTCTGCCAGTTTTTGACCTATCAAATTAGCAATGAAGTGATCGTTCTCATATAATAATTTTACCGCGTCTTGTTGAGAAACAATTCCGTCATCCACATCCTTTAAAAGTTTTGTTATGAATTTAACATTATCTTCTCCCACTCTGGGATTCGGCATAATCTTTTCATTTACCGCAAGCGCACGGGCCGCTAGAGCTTTGCCAGCCGCCGCTTGCACGCTGGGTCTAGCTCCGGCTGCTATCAGTTGTTTAAATCTGGATCTCGCTTCTTCAGTGGCTAAACGACGAGCTTTCTTTCTAGTCATTCCAGTTGCGACAAGCTGTTCTATTCTCTGAGAGGAAACTTGTGGTCCCGGTCCTTTGAGCAATCTCCCAATGCCTTTTGCAACCAGTCGGCCACCACCCTCGAAGAAAGCATTAAGCACACCCTCAGTGGCGATCATTCCGGCAACCTCGCCAGCCGATTGACGATTTAATCCCTGCGCCCATTCAACCCCTTCATCAGCAGCCTTTGCCAAAGCTGCTGCACCACCTACAATGGCCATTCCGGGGATAAACCCGACTCCTGTTGCGGCTATGCTGGCACCAATTGCAGCTATAACTGACGGACCAGATTCTCCTCCAACATCTATAATGTCTTGCCATGTAAATCCGGGCTCATCTAGATAAATCGATCCAGAATCGGCCAGATTATATCTCTCTCGTATTTCAGGAGCGACTTTAGACTGATCAATAACAAATGTATCTTCTTCAACTCTGCGGCTACTGCCTTCGCCAAGAAGTTTATTTAAAAGATTTTGTTTTTCTTCATCATTATCCATACGAGCCAATTGATACCGTAGCCATGTATCCGTAACTTCGCCTTCGGGATCTTCTACAACAGGCTCATCGACCTTCACCTCTTCTGTCACTACACTATAATCAAAAGGCTCATCGGTATCTGAAGGGGATAACTTCCTGAGACGATCAAGCTCTTCCTCTGTAGGCGTATCACCAGCAATTTTAACTGGAATAACCCCTTCCGGAGTATTGATGTTAATAACACCCATTGTGTAATATACCTTTTGTCACGTAGTCAGATCATATTTAAAGAAGTCTTTGCCTTTTCTTTTTTCTATTTGCTTTTTAGACTCTTCTACTTTGGATATGTCGGCTGGAGCTAAATCCGCAGATCTACCAAATCTAGTAGCTATTCTCATAGCTTCGTTATCTACTTTTATAACTGCTCTGTCGATACTGTCATTGAGTTCGTCTAGAGCCTTGTAAATAACACTGGGATTCGTAGCCATAATGGCTGCGTTAAATCCTGTTACCGTATACATGGTCTGCCCAGTATCTCGATTGATATCTACATCAACCGAAAACCCAAGAGTTCTTGCAACTCTGGCACGGTCGGCATCGGATATGGTTTTTCCGCTTTCCCCAAGAAGAATTGGAGCTATTTCCGCTAATATAAGACGGGCTTCAATTTCAAAGTGTCTTGTTTGACTAAGATCCCCCCCAATTAACGCTCTTCCAAAACGGGCCAATTCTCCTTCGCCGCCGCCGAAACCTACTAGCGCGTCGCCAATTCTCTCTTTAAATCCCCCTATGCCAGTAAGCCTTTTTAAATCATCTCTATTGGCCAGTTTCAATATCCGATCAGATAAACTGGTAAGAGGCGCTCTACGTGAACTCCAAGCGTGATAGACAGAATTCCAATTTCCAGGCGTTAATATATCTTCGGGCATTAATCCGCTACGAATTCCAGCGATATCGGCAGGAATAAAGGAAATAGTTGTTCCTTCGTCTCGGCCAAAAGCAAAGATTTTAAGCTCTTTGGGCGTACCGCCAAGTTCATTTAGCTGTTTTAATGTCAACTCACCAGGTTCTCCGCTAAGATCATCGAGTGATACGGTAGCTGGTTTTACTTCAACAATTGGCACACCTGCACTTTGTAGCCTTCGTGCTTCCATGTCAGTTAAAGCAGGCCAAGACATAAGTTTCGGAACAACGAAAGACCCTTCTTCAGCATTTGGATCCATGACTTTGTTATCAACAAGAGATGGTTTTATCGTTATGTAGTTCTTTCTTGTCCTGTTTTCCTTGTCTATTTCTGCCTGTTGCGCTCTCTGCTCTTTCAGAATGCCTATTTTTGCTCCCCGTTGCTCTGCTTCAATACCACGTATGAGCGTCCGTTGATCACCTTCCCTAGAGAGTTTTGTCTCAATAGCCAGTTTGGCAATGGTCATTTCCCGTTCGCGCTCTTTTTCTTTCTGCGCTGCTTTAAAGTTCATCATTGCCGGCAATGCTTGTTGGATGCCTTGCCCCACATTGACCCAAGCATTTCGATCTTTTCCAGCAGCTATGGATGCTCCTAACATCAAGAGAAGAAGACCTTCCATTTGTGGATCGTCTTTTGTCCTCGGCAAGAGAACATCTATCTCTTCTGCCATTTTTTTAGCATCAAATGATTCACCTCTTGCCGCCGTTAAAGCGTCACGGAAAACATCATCAACAGTTTGATTAACAACAGTTGCTGGAATATTGGGATTATCTGGAGATTCCCCAGTTGATGACACCCATTCTTTAAGTGAGACTAGAGATTTTTCCCTTTCTTGTATTTCATACGCTACTCGTGCTGCTTTCATATTCGCTTGAGAACTGCCCCTCGGAGCATACTGCTCCTCGCCGCCTGGTCTACCAACAAGCGCCGCGTCTTCTCCAAGGCCCATTGTGCCAACGTCAATGTCTGCATCCGTGAGATCTGCGGGGAGTTCTTCTTTGTCTGGTGATATTATTTCTTCTGCGGGTTGGGCGGCTGGTGCTTCATCCTTGGAAAGAAGGTCAGGGGTAGGTTGGTGAAAATTCTCATCTTCATAATCGTAGAGGATATTATCGGGAACTTGATCCAGTGTTTGTGGGAAGACAGCAATTCCTTCCGGGTCATAATAAATTCCGCGTTCTAAAACAGATGCCTTACTAACTTGGTCTGCGGGTATTATCCCCACTCCCTCCTCAGTATCAAAAGCTGCTGGAGCAACGGCGGGCTCTATTTCCTCTTCTGCAAGAAGTTGCTCTGACAAAAGCTCTGGTCTGTTTGGATCGGGACCAGATAGCGGTGGTCCTGCTTCTTCAGCGGCTTGAATTATTCCCACTCCCGGATCTTGAGCTAAGATCGCATTTCTCTCGGCTTCAGACGGCATTGTTTGGTCGTCAGAAGATATAACACGTGGGGCTTCCGCCACTTGTATGCGCGGCTTAGGAATTGGTAAACCGCGTTCCTTTGCTGCATTAGCAACATCAGCATAAATCGGATTGTTGGGATCTAATCTCTGTAATAACGTAATAACTTCCTCATTCGACGTATGAAGCCCCCCTGGTGTTTCATACATTTCGTCTGGTTTAATTGAAAGAGCATATTGAACTTGCCTTCTAAGATCATTAGCCCCTCCCTCACGAAACTTGGCTATTCCACCATCGGCCATGGACAGTGTAGGACCGCCTTGCGGATTAATGGCATCGTTCGCAACTGCATCTACCAAGGGCTGGGAGGATGCAAGAATGCCCATAGGCTGCATGTTGGCCATAGGATTGCCCGCGCCAACCATCCCGCCACCCTGGAACAATTTCCGGTTAGCAAGGACCGACCTTAGAGGACGATTATGCAGTGATCTGCGCATCATGGATTCCCGCCAGTACTAAATATGTCGCCAAATGGATTACCCAGAGCTCTCTGTAGGCCGAGGGCTCCGACCCCTGCGCCTATGGCTTGCGAGAGA